TGGAGTTTTTGGTGAATAAACGCTTGTCTGCAGTATTGACTGCTAGTTCAGCACCACCAGAAGAGTGTGTAAGATCAGAAGACGAAGGTACAGCGCTGCTTGTGTCGCTTTTCTTCGTGAGGATGGTAGGCATTTATGTCTCCTTGGGCTTATATGAACACTCTGTAGCCAAAGTACTCATATAAACGGGGCCAGCCTCGTGAGCCAGCCCCTATCGTTATCCTAGATTAGCCAGGAATTACGAGTGCAACAGCGGAAGTGTCACGCAGTTCGCCAACACCGTAGAGGGTATCAGCGGTGAGCAGCGTTGACAGGTACTCTTGCTTGTACTGAGTCTGAACACGAACGCCCAGTTGCTCAACCAGCACGCCAAACTCAGGATGTGCCATCAAGCAAACGCGGGGGTTTGTATCGCCAGCACCAGCCGTCGTAGCCGTATCAGCGTTGGTCGAAACATAGACCTTAACGCCATAGATGTCACCGATCTGACCGTTACGGATGGTGTTGCCGTTGCCGGTCTCACCAACGAAAGCCTGCTCGGTAAAGCGATCAATGCCCATCAGGGTGTTACGAGCAACAGGCGGAACGATCAGGAAGCGACCATCCATCGGCACGTCCTGGTCATCCAGACGCTGAATAGCGCGACGGATACCTTCGTCGGCAAGAGCAGTCTCGTTACCAGTGTTGGTGTTAGCGGTTGCATCAAATGCAGTAGCGCCGTCACCACCGATGTAAGCATTTGCGTAAGCAAACGTAGCATCAGTACCGTTCCATGTACCACCTTGCGACAGACGGCCCAGACGGATAACATCGGTGTCGATCTGGGTAGCCAGAGCGTAACCAGCGTCGTCTGTGTAGAAGCGACGCAGCGAGGACATAGCCTGAACTTCAGCGAGGTCTTCGATCAAGCGGCTGTACTCATAATGCTTGTCGATAGAAACCGACAGAGCCGTACCACCAGCAGCAATCAGAGTAACTGCATCGGTAGCGGCTTTAGCAGAAGCAGCGCCACGAGTAGGAGCCGGAAAGTAGACTTTATCGCCTTTCTTTCCTTTGAAGTTCATCTTCTTGATGAGGTTTGCAGCAACGAGGTTCTTCTTGTACGCAGCAACAATCTCGTCAGACCATACTTCAGGTACGAAACCCGCCGTATCAACTGCTGATTTTACAACTGCGTTATTAGGTGCGAATGCGGTGTTAGCCATTTTAAATATCCTTTGTTAATAATGTTATTTAACCCGACCCTCACGATACGCTGCCATGATTTCATTTTGCATCATGTCATACTTATCCGGATCGGTCTGCATGAGTTTAATAATGTCTGCACGCCGGTAAATCTTCTTAGATGGTGCTTCATCGCTGCCTGAAGATGATGTCGTAGTGGCGGCCCTTACGGCCTGTTTACGAGCCTGCTTCTCTGCTTCGACTGTCTGCGACACTGTGCTCTTACGCTCCTTGTAGAGCGATAACAACTCATTGGCTGCTTCATAGTCAAACTGACGATCTGCACGAACCAGCAGTTCTTGACGCACTCGTGAGCCTTCTACCCATGTTTTAAAACCAGGATCTGATACAACTTCCTGATAATCTGGGTGCGATGCCTGTAGTGCTGCCAATGCTCGCTGTCGTGTCATCTCAATATTCAACTGTCGTGCTTGTTGAATAGCAGGATGCGACTCTACTGCCTTTTCTACTGACCCTTTAGGATCGGCGAAGAAGTCTTCCTCTTCGATAGATGCCTGTTGCAGTTGCGGTTTGCTCGCGGCTTGAGCACGAATGTAATCATCAACGATCCGACGAAGTTCGCCTACTTCGCTGCCTTGGCGGCCTATCAACTTCTCGGCCTCCATGTGCATCTGGGCGATTTCTTTGGCGCTTTTACCCCGATACTTCTCGGGAACGTCCTCTTCAGGTGCTGCTTGCTGTTCCGCTACTGATTCCAACTCAGCAGGATCTGCCGCAGCCTCTACATACACTTCATCAGGGTTAATCTCGTTCGTACTTTCCTCAATAAAACCTGCCATCATGTCTCCCGTGCTTAACAGCATTAAGAAAGAGCATTTTATTTCTTGGTGGGGCGCTCCTTATCCACCTATTTACTTCCATTGGTCGCTACGGCCTGTTTTGCGTTCCCACGCTATGTGGCTATTGCGACGATTTACCCAAGCATCAGAGGCTGTAGGGAAATGTCCACTACAACCATCTAAACTAATCCTTGGGGCTGAGATGAGGCGGCTAGAATCGTTTCCACAGTGAGGGCACTGCACGACTTTTACCGTATCATCTACATACTTTTCAACGACGTGTCCCTTAGAACACTGAAAATCAAAGAATCTCTTCACGTTTTAGTTCCTCGTAGGCTTCTTCAGACAAATCCTCTAGTCCAATGATGTAGTCTAGGATGTCTACCTGTCCTTTACGGAACTCTATTGTGTCTTTGTCGCTGTTTCGGATGTTCTCGTATTGCTTACGCATCTCAACGAGGTCCTCTATGAGTTGTTTCCAGGCATTGCTGGACATCATAGAGAACCTGTCTTCGTAGTATTTTTGTAATTCTGGCGACATTAAAGGTATTATAGCATAAATTTATTGATTTGTCAAGAGTTTTTGCTAAAATCTATCGATTTTGTCTTGCAGCCACGACTTGAAGGTTAGCAATTTCTCTTTTAGTGTCAATATCTTTCTCTTTAAGAGCGAGATTAGCGACTTGAACCCGTCTTTCAAATTCTGCAGTAGCATTTTGTGAGTCTCCTAAGTATTTAGATGCTGATGCTGCAATGTTGGCTTGCAGTTCTGCAGGCTTGAGTTGGGCATCTACCACCTCATTTTGCGTCTTAGCCTGCTTCAATTGAACGTCTGCTTGCAAATCAGCCAACTCCAACTGTGCTCGTTGCATCTGCAACTGCATAGCCATCTGTTGAGCCTGCTGTTGCTCAAGGTTTGGCTGCATCATCTGAGCCAATTGAGCGATCATCTCTTCGCGGTTGTTCAAACCACTGTTTTCAATGATTGCTTTGAGCACCAAAGGCACTACAGGCGACTCAGGCCCAAGTGTCTTCAACAGGTTCATAAACTGCATCTGCTCATATTCACGAGCGATAATGCCTAGATTGCTAGACGCTACAAAGTTAAAGTCTTTTGCAGGATAGCGATCAGGGTCAAACTGCATAAACCGATATGCAGACTTTGTTACAAAAGGAATAAGGAACTGCTCCTGGAAGTTCACCAGTGTGCGCTTATTCTTCTTGATGATTGCTGATAGTGCAGCGTTCAGGCCACCGTTCTCAGCACCAGCGGCAGGGATAGCAGCAGAGTCTACGGTGCTGGTTGCCATGAGCAACATCTTCATAAACTCACCAGCGGTCTGCAGATTACCAGGATCGGTAACACCAAACTTAAACGGCTGCAGGATCTCGTTAGGGTTGCCGTTGGTCAGGATGGTCTTTCCAGGCCGCACCTCAAACTTAGCACCCCTTGGTAGGCGTGTAGCGTCGATGCCCATCATCGGTACTGTGGTCAGCGCCAGCGAATCGAGGTGGGCACGGATCTGTGCATCCACCATCTTCTGACTGTTGTAGCCCTTTTCAGCAACACCACGGCCCCAGAAGCGATTAGGCATAGAGTCGTACTGGAAGGCCACCATCGGACGGTCCTTCATCATGTACGGACTAACTTCAGCCTTCATCAGATACTGGTCGTTAGCGATGACAATGATTGCCTCTACCAGTTCTGTGTAGTCTGCTGCTTCAGTACCATACTCTTCGGTCTTCTTATTGAACAGATTGACGATCTCTTCAGTGTCTTCTGCTTCGATAAGAAACTTAGGCACTAAGCCATAGTAGCGAAGGATCTTAACTTTGTCTTGCTGGTACTGAATGTCTTCCTGTACAGGCTCAAGGTCGTAGTCCACAGCAGTGGGGCCAAGGTTCTGCACCATGTTATAGACACCAGACTCCATCAGTCCTACAACGCTGTGAATCGACACAAACTCCTCAACTGCACAGCCCATAGCATCTTCAATACTGGTTGCTGTAGGATCAATGAGGAAGTTCTTAGGATTAACAGGCTTTAGGCCAACATAGAAGCGTTGACGCTCTTCCACGCCTACGGCAGTGACACCCATCTCTACGATAGGCCTCGACGCAGGCGCTAACTCTGTCTTCTCAGAGATAACGATCTCACCAACGCCAGTACCATAGACAGCACCAAGCACGATAACATCTGAAATAGATTTACGGACTTTGTTCTTCTTAAAGTCTTCGTACATCTGTTTCTTAGTCTGCTCGATGTCGAGGCGCTCTTGGTCGTTCATGTCATCGTCGATGTCAAAGAACTTCTCACCGCGACCAAACACAGCCTCTTCGATCTCGGCTACAGAGGTCTCGATAGCCTGCTGCAGTGCTGGTGTGACTACTTTAGAGCGTTCAGAGTCGCGTGTGCGGTCCTCACCAGACCAGATACCACGCCAGAGACGCTCATACTCTTTCCAGGACTCTAGGTAGTTCTCATCACGATGGTTACGCCAGTTCTCACAGCGAGAGAGA